CCGCAAAAGCAAAAGCACCCCGCAACCGCAACCGCAAAAGCAACAGCCACAGCAAACCCCCGCCTCGATGGCGTCGTCCATCGGCTCTCGAGCAACTAGGGGGGCAGCGGGGTTCAAGACTCAGCCTCAGTTGAGGTTCAAGTTGGCCGTCAAGGCTAGAGTCCATGATGGCCATGCCCTTGCTAGAGGCGAGTCGATAGGCAACGGTATCCAGGGTTACCTTGGGCCAGTCATCGCAGATAAGATGCCCTATCTGACAACTACCAGTAGGGCTGACTTCCTTAGTGCATTCAATAAGCGTGTCAACTTCCGCAGTACGGAGCGGGTTGACCGTAGCATACGAGGCGCCGCTAGGAGCCTCATTAAGGAGATCTGTCCACGCCCCATGCCCGTATTTGATTGGGACGTGGATCTGTTTGAGAACTGGCTCGGGCAATTTGATACCGAGAAACAGGTAAGAATGCGCACAGCGTACCAAAATCAAGGCTTGGAAAGACTCCATGAGTACTCAAGCAAAGAGCTTTTCACCAAGGTTGAAGCTCTTGTAAAGCCTCACGAAACCGTCGCTCCCAGAGTCATCTTCAAGGGCACCGATTATTACAATATGATCAGTGGCCCGATTTTTAAAGTGTTGATGGAGCGGTTTAAGAGCACGGAAGGCAATAGCAAGAATTTCGATTTCTTGCTGGCTTACAAGCAGCATACCCCTGAGATTGTGTCCTTTATGACGAAGCGTACTTGCAAGTCGTTTATAGAGGCGGATTTCTCCTCGAATGACAAAACACAGGTCAAGGATGTCATAGAGTTGGAGATTATGCTAATGAGGCAATTGGGTTGTCCTAGGTGGTTTCTGAAGCTACATAGGCACAGTAACAAGTTCTCGGTATATAATACGAAGTATGGCGTGTCCGCCATTGCCGAGAACCAGCTTGCTACTGGTGCCACAGATACCACTTTCCGCAATTGTTTTTGGAACCTGACAATATTTAAGGCTTGGGTTACCAAATACAAGGTAAACAACGCAGTCGTGTGCGTCTTGGGTGACGATATGGTTGCCGGTTTGCCTCGTAGGGTCAGGCGCGCTGCCTACCACTACGAGCAAGTAGCACGCCTTGCTAAGATGAAAGCGCAAGTGACCACCGGTCGCTTGTTGCATAACATGCATTTCCTTTCAAAACACTTCGTCCCGGTTACTAGGGGCGAAGAAACACATGTTATGCTGCCATATATTGGCAAGGTGCTTGCTAAGTTTAATTGCAGACCGAATTCCAACCAGTCCGTCACCGATGATGAGTACATGGCTGGCAAAAGCCTCTCGTTCTGTTACGAGTTCCGCTATTGTCATGTCTTACGTGATGCTTTCGTTGAGAGGGCTAACTTCCACTTGACTCGTTCGGGTGGTAAGTATAGCCTTGAAGGTATCACTTACCATGTTAGGCAGTTCGCTGTCTACAAAGGCATGATTGAAGCAATGCTGGGAGGTGCCACTTCCTGGCCTGACCTCGTAACAGCTGAGGATTTATCGTTGTTTTGGCTTACCACGGCTGATCTGACATTCTCCGATGTTTACCCACTGTTCTGCTCAGTAGTACTAACCCACGGGTTTGGTATTCTAGACAGTTGGGCGCTAGGCAATCTGGTCGACTACTGACTGGCATCACAACCATGTCGGTGGAACGCCAGTGCGACCCGGCAGACAACATCGGTGTTTACCTCCAGTTCACCGTATCAAAGCCTGGAGTAAT